GCCTGGGCCTTAAAGATCTGCTCAGAGAACGTGTAGGAACTGGTAAACTCATAGCCTACCCAAACCGACGTGTCATTGTCCCACACTCCTGTAGCGTTTATCGTTAGGTAAGTAAACGCACTACTGCCACTTCCCGACGTTTGCACAGTCACGGGGATCTTAACACCTCTGTCATTGTAGACTGCAATACTAGAAGTCGCTAAGTATGGCGTAGGGTTGTTTGCGATTCCCGAGATTCCCGAGATGTTTTCTCTAAGGGGTAGTGTAGTCCCTGCTGTATACGTTGGGAAAACAATCTGATCATTGAAGACTAACGCAGGAACCCGCATGTCTAAGTGCGTAACATTGTCCTCTGGTGTCGTCGCAATCGATACGGATCTTCCTGTAGATGACCCAGAAACCGTATAAGTAGCAATCCCTTCGTCTTCCCCATCAAAGTTTAAGGGAATATTTAAAATAAATGTCTGGGTATTAGCTGTGTCAGTTGCGACAATATACAAGGTCGAGTCGATGAACTCAAAGCCCCTAATGTTCACATCAAAGTCCCACTTGAACCATGAGCTCAGGACCTTCTTGTTCTCGCTAAAGAAGTAGCGATACATGTAAAGAGTCTGGTCTTCGTCTTTGGACAAGACGCCCAGTAGGTTCTCTGAGAGTGACCCAGAGAAATACGTAATGTCCTTAGGAATATACCGAGGAGCTTGCTCAGTGATCTCGTTAGACTCATAGACGTCTGTGGTCTTGTTCAGGGAAAACTCTCGGATGCCTGTGTTGTTTCCTAAGTCAAATGGATAATAAATATATGAACCGACAGAAACAGGGTCGGTCTCATTGTTATACTCAAAGTTCGTAATAGGCTTCACTGAGACCGTGCGTGGTGTCAGTAGGTCTTCGCCTTTAAGAACAAACTGCCCGTTCGTTGAGAACAGTATGAGGTTCTCTTGTGACGCTGACGCTGCGGTGATGTCTGTGACTCGGTTAGATTCAACGATGACGTCAATCGGGTCCGAGTCTAGAAGAGTTGTGACAGTGGTTCGCCCAAAGTTATACTCGAAGATCCCTTGGTCGTTCTCGCGGCCTAAGCCTGCTTCAGAAAGTATTACGTTACTACCACAGACAAACCCTAATCGATTCTTAAAGAACACACTGTTCTGAATTGTCTGGTCAGAAAAAGAAGCAAAGGGATTACTTATCTCGTCCCCTACGCTGCGCGGTGCAGTCTTAAGGTGCCCTAACTCAAACTTATTAACTCCTGTGTTAGTGATGAACAAAGGAAGACTGGTGGACTCATAGTTAAGCACTGTGCTCGGCGCTATAGTCTCAACCCAAGAGCCTGGCCCGATAGATTGGTTCTCATCGTCTGTCTTAAACTCGACGTAGTAGTCGTCAGCAGCCAAGTCCCCATCACCACGCACCTTGACTCGGAAGCCGTTCTTAGCGAACAAAGGGAGGTCAGTGATTGCGCCTACCTCCTTGTAGACGACTCCTAGTGCTCCGCCTCCAAGTCCATCCTTGGCTTTTATCTTGAAGTCACTACCACCAGAAGTGCGCGTTAAAACGATCAAGTTACCCTCACGGGCCAGTGTAAACTCGGCGTTTGTTCCGGCGTTGATTCCGCTAAACCTGTCTTCAAACCCAAAGTTATCAGATGCGGAATAAACAGAAGTTCCGTTGTGGTTGTATGATTCAGCATCTAAAGCAGGTGTCCCTCCTGCCCCCTTTGCAATTAACTCAGTGATCCTTGAAGTATCTGAGTGCATTGCGTGTGAAGAGTTCTCAGAGTATACCTTTATGTTAGCCGTGTTGTCATACTTAGTAGCTCCACCTAAACCTGGGGACTGCTCTAAGGTAACTGTTATTGTGAATGTATCACCTACATACCAAGCTAAGCCTACCCCTGCGTTCTTTTTGAACATAACCGACCGCCCTATGTTCTCCACCGAAGCAGCACTTATAGTTCCGTTTGCATCTGACGTCACCGTCACGCTAGTGTCTTCTCCGCTGCCTACAGTCACCGCGTAGGACTCACTGTTGTATGTGATTGTTGAAGGGTAAGAAGTAACTTTATAAACGTCTCCGCTTACATACCCAGATCCTCCACTAGTCACGCCAACAACACTTGCGGATGTTAATGAATATGTTTGATGCATCCCATGTGTGTAAGTAAGGGAAAGCTGAGCAGAAGCAGGAGTCTTAGAGCTATAGTTAATCTCAAGGGAATACTCTTTCTCGTAGTCCCCTTGCTTCACAAAGATCAGTGCGTCTTTGGTTAGAGAAGCAGAACGACTAGACTGGTCTGTTGTGACTGGAACACTCCTGTTAACAAGGAACGTCCCATCAGCCACCGTAGTAGCCCTCAGTGTATCCCGTGCAGTAGTGGTGCTCGCAGAGACATCTAGGTAAGTCCCAGCAGCCGTGTAGCCTCCTGTGGCCCCGTTAATAGTCGCCTCGTCCCCACTGAGCACATTGTAAGCGTGGAACTTAGTGCCATCGTGGATCATTACGTATCGCTCAGTTTCACTCCGGTTAACAAAGTGAACAAAGCTGTCCGCTGAGATCGCAGAGTTCGTCGAGAACAACTTCTTAACAAACCTAGTGCCGTTGCGTTTTGTTAATCCATCAACAACACTGCTCATGAAGTTAACCTGGTCGTCGCATTGTCCCGAGAACCGTGTGGCGTCAGGCTGCTGGCTAACCCCTTGGATAAGGTTTGGTAATGATGTATTGATTAATGGCATTAGAGAATGTCGTAGTTTCGGTTGACCCCGAGGCAAGACGCGACGTCATAGTTATCAAAGATAGTCCTGTCGGCTCCTTGGCCATCGGCTTCTTCGAGGTTATAGCGTGCTTTGAGTTCATCCCGTAGGATCTGTTGCTCAAGCTCCTGAGACCCGACGGTGCGTGCCTGGAAGACCCTTGAGGCTTTGAGTGTAATGTATCTCCGTGCTTGTTCGTGGAGATCAGTAAAATCTAAAAGGAACATCAACCGAACGTCAATGTCACTTGTGAAAGTAAAGGTGTTGTCTTCACGGTTAAACAGCTTGCCTCCGCGTTGCACAATGTCCTTAGAGTGATCTAGGGTATCTACGTGCATAATGTTGTCAGCAAGAACAATCTCATTGCTAACATTAGGGCTAAGCGTCTGCTTATTGACCGTATTGAAGTGCCATCCCTCTGACTGAACCTCGCGACTAACTTCGTCTAACACGGTGATCGCGGTGACCGCAGAGATAGGCAGTGAGGTAGTGACAGTGATCTGAGTCACTGGGCTTTCACCTATGGTGCTCAGCATCGTATTGACAGCTTCGAGTTCTGTAGTGAGTGGCATAATAATATTAATAAAATGAAAAAATACCCCGTCCCCAACTTAATGAGGACGAGGCATGAATTTAGTGAGTGCTATTAGCTAGCAGCAGATGAAGTGGTGTTAACCACAACAGCAGACTCAGGGCGAAGAACGCCGAGGCCCATTGCATACTTAGCAACGAACAAGGTGGACTGGCGCTCAATGAGATACTCGGACTCAGTAGCGAGGTCGAGAAGCTTAACGCAACCAACAGCAGACGAGTGTCCAGCAACGAAGCCAACATTACCAACGTCAGAACCTGTCTGAGTAGGCGCAAGACCAGTGAGGTCACCGTTGTAACCAGCGTCGTCGTTGTTAACAGCCGTGTCTGCGAATGGAGAGTTAGCTACGTTTGCATCATCACCGTTCAAGGCGCCGACTTGGACTCCTTCAAGGTGTGGACTCTTGTAGAGCTTGATGCCTGCAACTTCAACAATGCTACCTTTAGCAGCATCAGCAGAACCACTCGAAGTGTCCTTGTTGATTGCTGTGCTGTCACCAGTGAGCAGCTTGTAGTATTGAAGAGGAGTCAAGATAGCAAAGCGGTCCTCAGATGGGACTTCTTTTTCATCAAGGGTTCGTGCACACTCAAAGAGCGCTTCAACAAGTCCTTCAGCAGTCATAGTGTCTGCACTGAGAAGCTCGGTTCCTGTAGGTCCGCCAGCGTAGTTAGCGGTGGTGGTGAGACCAGCAGCGAACAATGTCTTAAGGATCTGAAGGTCCATGCGCTTAGCCAGGGCTTTACCAAGCTCAGCAGAGTAGATGCTCCGAAGATCATAGTGATTCTTCAGTTCATCAATGCGTGGAATCAGAGACGAAGCGACAAGCATGTCGTCGATGTTGATTACTTTCTCGTTGTGAGCAATCTGAGACAAGTAGTTACCAGAGCCCAGGAGGTCGTCCCCGGCTTTGTGATACTTGGCGTCAGCGTTACCTGTGACAGGGAACTGAGCAGATTTACCACTAGAGATAGTGCGAGTCATGATGAGGTCTTTAGCTACGTTCGTTTCGTTGAACGCAGTGAGGATCTCACCGCTGAATACTTTAAGGAACAACGCTGCGTCAGCTGACAAAGCGCCAGCAGGCAATGCGCGTGCCCCAGTGCCATTCACCTTACCCGGAATGGTGGGATTATTAGATAGTGCCATAATAAGTTATAGTTTAGTTTTGGTTTCTTTCGTCTGTGGACTTTAGTTTCTACTGTTCGCCGCAAGTTGTCCGACGCATCGGGCTTGGTGGTTACTAGTCTAGTTACTTCAGTTTGGTAGACTCAGGGAAAATTTTAGTTAAATACATCTAGCTGTCTTATGCAGCTCCTGATGATAGTATAAGTGGTTCGGTTAGTGTCATCGTCGTCTTCGTAGGTCGGATGCCACGATGTAATATTAATAAATGTTTTATCTATATGCTCAATGACTCCGTAGACAGTGCAGACCAGGGGCTTCCCTAAGTCTTGCGCGTGGTCTAAAAAGACGACCCTAGCGATGTCTTCGAGCTCTATTTCTTTATCCGGAGCTTCACACGCGCAGCCTTCGTGTTGGCAACAAACTGCTTCCCCTTCGCACCAGCACGTTTCTTCTTGCGTGCAGTGGAGGCTCTCTGTGCCTGACTTAGGCTTTTCGCTTTCGATGATGGAAGACATCTGTCTGGATTTTTCTTGTTCTTTGAGGTTCCGCATGGTCCTTTGATTTTACCGTCAGTGCCTATTCGGACCCAGTTCTGCTTTCGCCAGTTTGCTAGTTCACCCACGTTTCTTTTTGATTTTAAGTTTAGACCGCTTGCCCTTACCATAGTTTGGGTCTTTGCAGTATTTCGATGCCGCCATGTTAGCGTAGGCGCTCGGATACTTATCGAACTTGCGCTTAGCCCATGCGATTCCTTTAGGACATATTTTAGCCATGCTTCAACTGAAGGTTACT